CAACCACCGTAGAAACTACCTTTGGTCAGTAATTTTTGTAATCCTTTGCCCTGCAAGGGTTTTAGCTAATACAACTGTAGCTTCTCCCAGTAGTCAAGCACAGGGAACAGTTAACAATAACGCAACACAAATAATGCCACAAAGCAGTCCTCAATTCAGAATGAGTCAAGGTATTGTTTGTTCTTCTCCATCTCTTACAATTACCCCCTATGTAACCGATTCTCATACATATAATCTTCCAAGAAAAACTATTACCAGACAAAATATTTACGATGAAGATACTGGTGCTATTAAATATGTTCAAGAAACACCTAGATTTGAAAAAGATAATTTTAATGTTAGTTATGGAATTTCTGCACAACTAAACATTCCATTAGGAACATCTCCAAAACTTTGTCATAAAGCAACTGAGATTAATATAAAAAATCAAGAGTTATTATATGAAAAAACTAAGTTAGAGACTGCTATGTTTAGGTTAAAGCTATGTGGTGAACAAGCAAAATTAGGTGTAACGTTTGTTGGTAAGTACGCAAGTATTTGTGAAGGGATAAAAGTAACAGTCCCACCTAATCAGGTGATTCCTCACACTCATTCTTTGACTTCCGAGAAGTAATTTTCTTTATTAAGTTCTTTACTATAGGTTTTACTAAATTTAAAATAATAGGAGTAGTCGCAGCCACAGTAGCGATAGCAGCAGTAGAGACAACAGTACTAAATTCTGGGAGGTACTGATCTTTGAACGGAACGTCCTCATACAACGTTGTGCATATAGTTCCATCTTCGCTTCTTTTATGGCCTGTGACACGTTCCAGTTTCTTTTCGTTACGAAAATCCCCTACTCGTAAATCGTTTTTGCTTGGACACTCTACAAAAACATCTTCTTTTTTTTTGTTCTCTGGAATCTTAGCTTTAGGTGGTTTCCCTTCTGGCAAAGGCTTTTGTTCTTGTTCTACTGGTGCTGCTTCTTCAACAATAATTAGTTGATCTGGTTGGTAATTTAAAGGATAAAAACTTGGATAAGGACAGTTACTACTTACCCCGTTTGGATCTTCTATTAATAGATTCCTGTTACCTGTATTCTTTGTGTCTCTGTGATAGTAAGTACAGCCTATAACCTCTACATTTGAGTGGTCATAGTTAGGCAAGAGAGTATAAGGTATATGAATCTTAGGAATATCTATTTCTGGAATACTTATCTCTGGTATTTCCACTTAGAAAGGTATTGATTTACCTGTTGTTTTTGGTAAACCTTTTTCTAATACGTTAGGCATCATTCCTTTTACATTACCCATAACCTGATTCATTATCTTAGCTTTGAACTGCTCAGATGTTACATACTTATATCCAAAGTATCCTCCTCCTATAACTGAAGTTACCATTATGAATGAGAGGATACTCAAAACATTAGCTATCTTTTGAAACATGATAAAACTTGCTGTA